TCACCTTCAGCATGGCATCGCGCGCCGCGTAGTCGCCGGTTGTGTGCAGCGGGCGGCGCGCGACGTGGGTGGCACCCGCCTCGAAATGGGCACGGATCTGCCGCTTGACGTCCCCGACCGTTCCTCAGTTCACCGAAAGGTCGATTCAGACCGGAGGCCAGGCAGAGCGGCGAGGTTCGTAGGACTGCAGCCGATCCAAACCAGACTTTCCCTGCTTATGGGGCAAGTCTGACGGGTGGTCACCGCTGTTCGGCCGATCGCGGACATTTCCGGCCGGGGCCTTCAACCACGCACGGTCCAACGCCATGATCGCCTCGATCTCCGCCGGACGAATGATCGTGCCCGTCAGCGCGGTCCACGCCAGCAGGTCGAACCAAGAGATCGGGTTTGGCCCGAATGCGTTCGATCCACGCCCGGCTGACAGTTCCAGAAACCAAGCCCACACATGCGCGCCATCGACCGGCGGTTCAGGTCCGTCCAATGCAGTCGGCCGCCGACCGGTCTGCCGCTCGACGCTGAGCAAATGCTCGCGTTCAGTCGCTCCATCCGGACGGCGCCGTGCGAGGGCGAACTGATGCTCGGCGAAGGCGATCAACTCGTCGAGGCAGCCGGGCGGAAGTTTCCCAGGTCCGTGATGAACTCCACCACCTGCTCACGCAGCCAGGCCAATTCCGTCATGGCATACAGTTCCCGCGCGGCCGCTGGGGTGCAGTCAACCGCCAGCGCGGTACCATCCAGCGTGACCAGAGACCAGGCTTTGGTCAGCTTGGCCAGCTTCTCGATCAGGTCGGCCTCGGCCTGTTCGGCGGTGTAGCGCTGGCCGCGCAGCCGCAACTGCCGATCCGTCACCGTGCGATCATGCGCACGGCCCACGCTGCTGCCGGCGGAGAGCAGTTCGATCCAGGCTTCCTCGCCGGTCTCGGTGTTCCGCAACGGCTGGCGGGTCACCGGATGGATGATGGTCATGCGTGCGACGGTGTCGACGCCGAGCGCCAGCCCGGCAAACTTGCAGCTCATGGGGATATCCTTTGTCAGGGGCACAGGGATTGGGTGGCCGATCAGGCGACCTCGGTATCGACGATGCGGATCGTGGTGTTCGGCTTGCCGGGGGTGGACCCGACATATTTCAGGGCCTGGAAATTCGCGGTGATGACCTGGCCGGCCTCGCCGGTCAGCGCGACATCGGCGCCGCCGAGCTTGATGCGCGGCAGATACAGCGTGATCGTCGGGGTGGCCTCGTCGGACGTGGTGTCGAGCTGCAGCAGCAACTCGAACTCGGTCTCGTCGAGAAAGCCGTCGATGAAGGTGGTGTCTTCCAGGTAGGCGGTAATCTGGCCGGTGAGGTTGTTACGGCCGAGGAAAATCTCTGCGCCGAAGTTCTGACCGACCACGCTGGCCGCTTCCGCCGGCATGTCCATGGTCAGGGTCACGCCTGTGACGACACCGACCGCGACGCCATTGAGCAACAGGGCGCCGTTCACTGAGGCCACAATGCCAGTCGTCGTCTCGGCGGCCGGCGACACAAAATACGGCGAGGCCCCAGCCGACAGGGTCCGCATGCCGCGGCCCATCACCGAGAATGTCACTGTGCCCAAGCCGGTCGCGGGCAGCGACAGGGCGTATTTGGTCAGGCGGCATTCGGTGAACAGGCGCGAGATATCGAGGTCCTGGTGCGCGATCTCGATGCCGAACTTGCGCGAGACATGCCCCGATGACGGAACCGCTGTCGCATACCCCGGCCGCATCAAGGAAAATCCGGTGTCCGCTGTCTGGTCGGTCGGGGCCGGGATGACATGCACCACGCGGTTCGAGGTGCCGCTGAAGCTGGCGATGGTGAAATTACGATCGTTGTTCGCCGCCACTGCCATCGACGAGAAGCGCATGACATCGCCGGCCCGTAACCCGTCGCTGACGGGATCGCCACCACCGAAGCTGAAGGTGCTGCCGGACGCGCTGGCGGCGACACTGGTCAGGTCGGCTTCGGTCAAGGTGACGCCGGCGGACCGCGTGTCGCGGTGCACGGCCTCGAAGAAGTCGAAATACGTGACGGGGGACAATTCGCCAGCGATATCGCCCTGCACCTGGCGGGCGCCGTGGCGGTAATCGACGATCTGCCGATCGGCGCGGATTTCGGCGCTGGTGTAGGTAGCCTTTGCCAGGTTCAGCGTACTCGACACCCGCCGGAGCGTCTGGCCGCCGGAGGTACCTGGGGCATTGTCCTCGGTGTTCGCGGTGATGGCACCGGAGGCATACGCCTTGTAGACGATAGTGCCCTGCACGCCCTCGGCCAGGGACATGGCGGTGTTCCTTTCAGGTCAGGAGGGAGGTGCGGTGCCGGCCGGGTCAGGCAGCATGCGGCTCAGCCGCGGAATCGGTATTCGAAGACGACAAGGGTGCCGCGGGTGAACCAGTTGCCATCCTCGGTGGGCTGGACGTCGAAGCCGCTGCCCTCGCCGATAAAGCTGAGATCATTGCCGGCGGGGTCGGTGACGCGTTGCGAGCGGAAGGCAGCCATGGCATCGGCCATCAGATCGAGGGCGCGGTCTTCGTCCCCAAGCGCGCGGGCGGCGAAGACCCGGATCAGGACGCTGCCGAACTGGACCCGCAGGTTGGCTCCCGCGCCGCCGCCGAACGCGGCCAGGGTTTCCCGCCCGAAGTCGACCTCGTTACGCAGGAAGTGCGACACATCCGAGGGGTCGGGCAGCGGTTCACGGTCGTTGGACCGCCAGAACACCGGCACGTCGGGATGCGTCCAGGCTGCCTCGAACAGCGCCAGGACGTCGTCCCGGATGGTGCGATACAGGCCGGCGGTCATACGGTGCGCGGAGTGATCAGGATGGCGGGATAGCGGACATCGGTCTGCACCCGGCCAGCCCGCCGGCGGTGTCCGGACCGGCGCCGCAGTGCGTAGGCATCCGACAGATTGACATAGGTGAACGAGAACGAAGCCAGATTGCCGGCCAGGCGCCGCGCGACGATCGCTGTTTCCTCGACAATGTGGAATGGAACCTCGAGCACGAAGGCGCCTCCGCCCTTGCGTTTGCCGACCTCGAGCCGTCGTGCGTAGGGGACGCTGGCCACGATGCGCACCTCACGGGTGTCGGCGTCGATGGTTTCGATCCCGGCTTCCTGGCCATCGACCAGGATGATCAGCCCGGCGATGTAGGTCCCGCTGTCTCGCGGGGACCGCCGGACCAGTGCCTCATACGTATCGCGAACGATCTCGGCGAGATACTGCCAGGCGAAGACGATGACGCCGTCCGGGGTGACGGTCGTCAGCGGCGCTCCTTCCACCCCGTCGACGATCTGCCGGTATTGCGGCACCAGGCCGGAGCGGGCCCGCTGCTGGGTCAGCACCCGATCCCGCTCGCCGGCGGCGACGCGCGCCAGCAACGCCGAGGCTTCCTTGGCGTTGCGGTCCGCGACGTTGACCTGCAGCGTGTTGATGAAGCCACGGAGGGCGGTGGCGGAGAACATCAGCCGCCCCTCACCTGCATATTATATCGTACAATCTCGCCCCGGACGGAGACGGTCTCGACGCCCTGCACCGTGGTGGTGCGGCCGGCGATGACGATCTGATCGCCGCGCCGGGGTGGACCGGGCCAGGCTTCGGCCTCGATCTCTCGGTTCGACAGGATGACCTTGCGATCGCCTTGCATCACCCCGCCGGTGATCTCGTGCGGCTGGAATTGGTCGACGCGGGCGGCGCAGGACACGTCAATGAATTGGGCCTGGCCGGTTGGCCGCCGCAGCACGACCGTCTCGCCGTAGCGGGCGAGCATGGCCGCCGTCGCGCTGGGTGCGTTCATACCGTTACCGTCCTGAACGGATCGAGCAAGGCCGCGATCTCGGGTGGCATGTCGCCATCGTCGCCGGTGGCGCCGACCAAGTACTGCTCGGTAACGACACCCGGGATGGCGAGGGATCGCAGCATCGGATCACGGTCGCGCGCCGTCCAGCGGTGGCGGACCAGGCCAATGCAGGCTGTTTCGATGGGCCGAGGCAGCGCCGCGACCGACACGTAACCAGCTGTGTAGATGACGATCACCGTGCAGGCAAACCATCGGACCCGCTGCTCGCCGCTGATCAGATAGAGCAACCCTGCCGTGGAATCGATCTCGTACTGGTCGCTGGCCGGCGTGACACCATCGACGTCAATGCTGGCGATCGCGGTCACAGGCCGGCGTGCGAGACGCAGACAACCTGACGAATCGGCCAGACGGAAGGTCTCACGCACGGTCTCGCTCGGCAGGACACGGCCGAGATAGGTCTCGATCCGTTCCGATGCCTCGTCGATCCAGCGCTGCAGCCGCGCATCGGCCGCGTCGTCGGTGATGCCGATCTCATCCTTGACGGTGGCGAGGGTCGTCAGGACCCGGCTGCTCGCCGGGGTCAGGACGGTCAGCAGCGAGGATGTCATCGGTGCCTCGGGTTCGCGCAGGTTCGGGTGGTCCAGGCTTGCGGCGGTTGGTCGACGCATGTCCGGCTGTCGCATCACTGCTGGTTGGAGGCACCGGCGCCGGTCGGGTTCCCATGGCAGGTGCCTCATGGGGATCCATCGTTGCCGCCGCCTGGGATTGAACCGTGGACGGGGTCGTGTGCCGGATCGGTGTCGCCGGCTCAGCATCGGCTGGCACGGCCACCTCCCGCCTGATCCAACGTCGTGCAAGGTCGTCGCGGAGGTCGTGGACGCTCCCGGCTTCGAAGCGGGGACCGCGCATGCGGCCCTCGGTTTCGAAGATCACGTCCTGGGTGAATTGGATCCGCATCAGTCGACGATCGCCGACAGCGGCGGGGCGTAGCGTGACCCGCGCAGCAGATAGAGCGCCGCGCCCAACTGCGCATTGGTGCCGACATCCGCCACCGAGATTTGGACGCAATCGAACCCGTTGGCGACATCCAGTTCGTCGGCCCTCACCTCGATCACATAGATTCCGGCGTTCTCCGCCGAGGTGAGATCGAGATACGTGTTTGCCGCAGCCTGGGTGACAGTGGTGAAGGTGCCAACCGCCGTCAGCGTGCCTTGCTTGACGTCGATGCGGGTGAAGTCCAGCGCCTTGGCGTTGGTGCCAGAGACATCCGTGGCCTGCCGGAGGGTCAGGGTCGGGTCGTCACCGGCGGTGCCGGCCGCCTTGAAGAAGATGATGGCGCAACTGTCGAAATCCTTCAGCGATACCCAATCGCCGTTGTTCGCGGCGGCGGATAGGTCGACGGGGCCGAAGCCGGCGCAAATCTGCATGCGCTCGACCAGCAGGGAGTTGGTCTGCATCAGGGAAGTCTCCCGATTTGGTGAGTGAGGGACTGGCCGCGATCAGCGCGCGGCCAGGGTCACGTAGGGGGATTGGGTGTTGGACCCGGCGCGCGGCGACTGCGCCGCCGCCCACCAGGGCTGGCCCGCTAGCCGGAAGGTGAACTTGAACGCCGTCAGGTCCTGGTCGAACCAGAGATGGATGGAGGTCTGCGCCACCACACCCGCGGCCTTGCGCACTGCGAGATACTGGCTGAAGTCTACCAGCATGATGTCGCCCAGGTCGCCCACCGTCGCACACACCTGGTGCGGAATCACCGGACGACCGAGCAACCGACCGAACGGCGCGTCCGACAAGCCACCGGGTGGCATGTAGACCGGCTGGTTGGCCAGCGTCATCAGCGGCAGTTGCGGTTCCGCATCGGGATGGATCAGCCAGACCGCGCTGGCCCGCGAGCGCACCGGCAGGCGCGACAGCATCTTCACCACGTTCTGCGCGTTGATGGTGTCGGCGGTCTGCGCAGCCTCCGCCGCCTGCGCGACCAGGGCTGGCGAGTTCATGATGCCGAGCGGCTGACCGACGCCGGTGCCCCAGGTCAGCGCGAAGGAGACGCTCCAGTCCATCGCCTCCGGAGTCTTGGACTTCAGGTAGCCGTCGATTGAGGGGGAGTCCTCGAGCATTTCCTCGGTCACCGGCACCAGGGCGGACAGCTTGTGCAGGCGGAGGTTGACTTCCCCCAGCTTGGGCTTGGTCTGGGTGATGGTGGCGGCCTCGGATTCCCAGTAAGCCTTGATACCGTTGGTGCCCCAGGGCGTGGTCTCGTCCACCGGCGCGGTGTAGCTGTTGGACGACGTTTGTTGAACATCGCAGCGGCTGAGCAGGCTGTCCTGGTCGAACAGCCGCGTCATGATAGCGGCGCGATAATCGGGTGGGACGGCGAAACCGCCGTCGGTGCCGACGCTTTCCTGCGTCACCGCGGTCGCGGCGGCATTGCGGATCAACCGATTGTCCACCTGCCCGCCACGGACCGCAGCGTGACGCACCGCCATGGCGAAGTCGCCGAAGCTGCGGAAGCCACCGGACCCAGCGGCGGAGACACGCGGGACCGGGGGCACGGCGGCCATCGCACGGGGTTGCGCCGACTGCGGTCGGGCCATCGCCTGCGGACGTTCCGGCAGAACCTGGGCGGAATTGTCCTCGTCACCGGGCACAGCGTCGGGCGCGGCCTGCCGCCCACGCGGGGCACCCATGACCGCGCCTTGCGCGAGGACCCGTTCGCGCCGGGCGATCTCGGTCTCTAGCCGATCGAACTCGGAAGAATTGTCGTCGATCGAGCGGTTCTCGTCGGCGTTCATCTCGCGTCGCTCAGCGTCGACCTGGGCCAGGATGGCCTCGTTGGCGGCAAGCAGTTCCTCTTGCCGCGCTCGGTGTTGATCGATGGCCGGGTCGCCGGCATGCGCCAGGATGGGGAAGATGGGACGGTCCGAGGCCAGCAGGGCGAGCACGCTCGCCGGCACCCGGGAGGGGGCGTTCAATTGCAGCATGGGTTTCTCCGGAAAGCGCGGCGCGCGGCCGCTGGGAACGCGACGAGTCAGACGCTCGCGCGATGCGTAGGCTGTGACAGGAGGCGGCGTGCCCGCTGCCGCGCCAGGCGTTGGACCTTTTCGTCGTAGAGCGGCCGCACAATGACCGTTACCTCACTGGAGTCCCCAGCCGAGGCAGCGGCACGCCGCCAGTGCATAGTGGACGGACAATACCGCGCCGCCATCTTGACGTTGGGCATCACCACCTGCGCGAACCCGTATTTCACGGTGTCGGCCGACTGGAAGGTGGTCTCCGCCGCCATCCAGGCCCGCACCTGGTCCTTGGATTGGCCGGTTCGTGCTGCGTAGACATCGGCGATGCTGCTGCTGGTTGCCTCCAAATGATCGGCGGCGGCCCGCATTTCGGCGGCCGGGCCGACGGCTACCGTCCAGGCTTCGTGGATCATGATCTCGCCGGCCTCGGCGATGCGGATTTCGTCGCCGGCCATGGCGATCACAGAGGCGATCGAGGCGGCAATGCCGTCGATGAACGCCACCACGGTGGCGGGGTGGTCGGCCAGCAGACGATAGATCGCCAGCCCCTCGAACACGTCGCCACCGTAGCTGTTCAGCCGAACATGGATCGTCGACACGGCGCCAAGCGCCTTCAAGTCAGCGGCGAACTGCTTGTCCGAGACCCCGCCGAACCGCTTGCCAATGTCCTCATAGATATAGACCTCCGCGACCGAGGAACCCTTGGCCTTCATGGAGTAGCCCGTGCCCATGGCTGGCCTTTCTGGTTGTGGGTGGCTGATCACTGGAATTGCCGCCGGTGGGATCGTTGGTCGGCGGTTGCGGCACGATGTTTTGCCCGGCCAGTTCGATCGGCACCATGTTCACCGGGACGAAGTGCTTGTCGCCATCCGGACCGATCGTGTTCATGTTCTCGAGCCGCAGGATCATGTTGGGCGACGCCGCGCCCACCATGAACAGCGATTTGTAGAGTTCCGCCCGCGCGGTGCTGTCGCCCCGCAGCAGCCCGTTCAGGTTCATCTTCGTGAGCAGGTTGTTCCGGTTCTGCCCGAACAGCTTGTAATTGGCTTCCTGCTCGAACGCCTTTACCCAAGGCACGACGCTGTCGACGACGACCTCGATCGACTGGTGCTCGATGTTGCTGAACGTCGCCCGCGCCAGATGCATGACCTTGTGCGGTGGGACACCGAACCAGCGGCAGATTTCCTCGATCTGGTGCTGGCGCGTCTCGATGAACTGCGCCTCGTTCGGCGCGCGGGAGACGGGCGTCCATTTCATGCCCTTGTCGAGGAAGAACGTCTTCTCCCCACCGGCACCACGGAATTTCTTGAGTTCTTCCTTCAGGATTTTCAGCCCGTCGGCGTTGAGGCTTTTCTCCATCTCGATCACGCCGGACGGGTTCATGCCCTCGCCGAAGAACGTCGCGCCGAACAGTTCCGTTGCCTGCGCCCAGCCGATCGATTGCGCGGCGTATTCCACCACGTTGTAACCGACAGGCCCTTCGCCAAACCCTTTCAGATGAAACATGTTGCTGGCGTCGAGATCGATCCAACCGCCGACGCCGTTCCAGACCTTGTAGTACAGCACGTTGTTCGCATCGTGCCTCGGAGACACCCGCGAGGGATGGATCGGCCAGAGGTAAAGCGCTCGTCCGGCATTGTCGCGTTGGATCTCGGCATAACCATTGCCCCAGAGCAACGCGTGACCCAGCATGGTCTGCCGCCAGGTGAAGGCGCCCATCTCCGGGTTTGGGCGCTGGTTCAGCATCGTATCCA